AAATATACAGAGCTGAGCCGAGAGCTTATGTCTGTTAAAGGTCCTGAAATTGTACAGAAGGTAATAGATATGGCAATGGAAGGAGATAGGACTTGTCTTAAGATGTGTATGGATAGAATCCTACCGACAACTAAAGCAGTTGAACTTAAGAGTGGTAATGATAAAGGTAATGTCATTATCAATATAGGTGGCTTAGAAGATAAAGTTATAGAAGCACACCAAGAAAAAGAATTAGAATATGACGAGGGTGTAGTTATAGAAGATGCCCAGGTCGAAGCTAAGGTGAAGGAACTTGAGTCAGAGTCTTGATGTCAAACTCCACCCAGCTCAGCTAGAAATCTTTAACTCTCCCGCTAGATTTAAAGTAGTAGCAGCAGGTAGAAGATTCGGTAAGTCTAGATTAGCAGCATGGATTCTGATAATCAAAGCACTACAGTCTACCAGTAAGGATGTCTGGTACATAGGTCCAACATTCCAACAATCCAAAGAGATTATGTGGGGAATGTTAAAAGAATTACTACAAGGTACAGACCTAATAGAACAGACACATGAGAACACAGCGACTATCACACTGACTAACGGCAGGAAGATAAGTCTTAAAGGTTCTGATAGACCAGATACTCTTCGTGGTGTGGGTCTATACTATGTGGTACTGGATGAATATGCTTCGATGAAACCAGATGTGTGGGAAAAGATTATTAGACCTACACTAGCTGATGTTAAAGGTGAGGCATTATTTATAGGGACACCTGAAGGTAAGAATCATTTCTATAAATTATGGCTAGAGGCGGCTAAACCAGAGAATGAAGATTGGCAAGAGTTCCAATATAATTCTACTGATAACCCCATACTAGACCCAGAAGAGATTAAGATAGCTAGAGAGACTATGTCTACTCAGGCTTTCAGACAAGAATTTGAAGCAAGTTTTGTTTCATTTACAGGCGGCATCTTTCAGAACGACTGGATTAGATATGACGATGAAGAACCTGACCATGGTAATTATGTCATAGCAGTTGACCCAGCAGGTTTTGAGAATGTAGAAAAAGAACGAGGAAGAAAGGGGTCAGCATTAGATGAAACAGCGATTGCTATTGTTAAAATCGACGGCGATACTTGGTGGGTTAAAGATATACTACACGGGCGTTGGAATATTAAGGAAACATCTACCAAGATTCTCCAAGCTGCTATTGAAAATGAAGCGACTATTGTAGGAATAGAAGCAGGAGCATTAAAGAATGCTATCATGCCTTATCTAGAAGATAAGATGAGAGCAGAAGGAAGATGGGTAGTAATAGAAGATGTTACCCATGGTGGTAAAAAGAAAGCAGATAGAATCACTTGGGCGTTGCAAGGTAGATTAGAACACGGCAAGATTAAGTTTAATACAGGAGAATGGAACAGAGACTTCGAGGTCCAACTCCTAGAGTTCCCAACTAAAGGAACACATGATGATATGGTCGATGCATTAGCATATATAGACCAAGTTAGTGTCGCAGACTTCATGCATTCAGTAGAATTAGAAGAAGACTGGGAACCTTATGATGCAGTAGCAGGATATTAATATATGGAATATAATACAGACAATGATTACAGAGCTCTAGCTGGTTGGCTACAAAGTCGACTGGATAAGTGGCGTGACCATAGAGATATTAATTACCTACAAGACTGGGATGAATACTATAGATTATGGCGTGGTATCTGGGAAGCTGAAGATAGGACTAGACAATCAGAGAAGTCTAGACTAATTACTCCAGCTCTACAACAAGCAGTAGAATCTTCTGTCTCAGAACTAGAGGAAGCTACATTCGGTAGAGGTAAATGGTTCGATATCCAAGATGATATGATGGACCAAGACAAGAGAGATGTAGAATATGTCCGTAACTTACTACAAGAAGACTTAGAAGAGACAGGTGTAAAAGATTCTATATGTGAAATATTCCTTAATGGTGCTATATATGGTACAGGTATAGGTAAATTAATCACAGAAGAGAATGTAAAACGCAGACCATCACAGATGCCTGTAGAAGGTACACTAACTTCTATCAGAGATATAGAAGAATATACATCAGTAGATGTGAGTGTAGAAGCTGTATCACCTAAAGAGTTCCTTATTGACCCAGCTGCTACTAATATCAATGAAGCATTAGGTGTAGCACATGAAGTATATAAACCTAGATATGTACTCAATGAAGGTATCAATGCAGGTGTATATAATAATGTAATTATTCCTGGAGATGTAAGCGAAGATGACTTCGGATTCGACCCAGAGATAGACCAAGATGCTGGTGACCAGATTAAGATATGTGAATACTGGGGTAAAGTTCCTAAGAAATTCCTCAACAAAGAGACTACTAATAGTGAAGACTTTGAATATGATGAGGATGAATTAGTAGAAGCAGTAGTTACTATCGCTAATGATGAATATGTGCTCCGTGCTGAGGAGAATCCGTTTATGATGGTCGACAGACCTTTCATAGCGTATCAGCACGACATAGTGCCTAATAAGTTCTGGGGTCGTGGTGTCTGTGAGAAAGGATATAATCCACAAAAAGCACTAGATGCAGAGATGAGAGCAAGGATTGACTCTCTAGCATTGACTACTACACCTATGGTAGCTGCAGATGCTACTAGATTACCTAGAGGAATTAAGTTAGAAGTAAGACCAGGCAAGACTATTCTTACTAATGGTGACCCAAGAAATGCAGTAATGCCTTTGAACTTAGGTCAGACAGATAACCATACATATAATCAAGTATCCACTCTACAGAATATGATTCAGATGGGTACAGGTGCTGCAGATGTAAGTAATGCACCAGACAGAGCCACAGCTGGTGGTATGTCTATGATGCAATCTGCTAGTATTAAACGCCAGAAGCGTACATTAATGAATTTCCAGAATACATTCCTTATTCCTATGATTAATAAGGCGTTATGGAGAAAGATACAATTCGATGTAGACAGATATCCTGTCGTAGATTACAAGTTTGTTCCTTTCTCTACTATGGGTATTATGGCTAAAGAACTAGAGATGCAGCAAATGGTCTCTATGCTACAGTCAATTCCGAAAGATTCTCCAGCTTTCAATGTCCTCTTGTTAGCAATCTTCCAGAATTCTAGTATCCATAATAGGGACCAAATAGTAAATGCTCTGATGCAAGGTATGCAACCTAATCCTGAAGCACAACAGATGCAACAGTATCATCATCAATTACAGATGGAACAAATGAAAGCTGACATCCAGAAGACACTAGCTGAAGCACAAGAAGAGATGACTAAGGCTCAGAAGAATGCAGCAGAAGCTGGAATGAAACAGCCTAATGAAATAGATATACAAGAAAGATTAGTTAAGTTACAGAAAGAATTAGCTAACATCGAGAAGATGAGAGTTGAAGCAGAGAATACCCAAGCAGAGACCTTGAGAAATATTCCAGAGATTCAGCACTTACAATCGGAGACAGCTTTAAATTATGCTAACGCAAGAAGACAAACAGTTTTACCACAATAGAATAAATCTAATAGAACAAGATGGTTGGAGAGAGCTAGTAGAAGAACTAAAAACTCTCGAGCAACTAACTAATAATTTAGATTCAGTGGAAAGTGAAAAAGACCTTTGGTTCGCTAGGGGTCAGTTGTC